GTTAGTCCACTGATCAGCGCGCTGGCACCTAGAGCGATACCAAAACCGCCGAGTGCTTTGCCGATACTGCCAGAAACTTTTTTAGTTGTTTTCTCGAAGCCAGAGAGACCTTTTTGCGAACGCTTGATTCCGTCTTTGAGACCCTTGTCGTTTGCGAGGAACCTGAATGATAAGTTAGCCATCTCTATTTAGCCAGACGGTTCAGAATCTTGACGAATGCTCTGTATTCGGTTTGACTCAGCGACCTATACTCTGTCGGGCTCATTTTCGTTGCCAGGCAGAAGTCGGCCATGCGCTCGGCTTGCTCCTCTCTTAGTTTCCTTTTGGGTCGTCATCACCACTGAAAAGAGCTGTGGCTTGTTCCATTGAGAACTCACCAGCCTGTTCAAAAGTGAAGTTAGGGTCAGTGCGTTTCTTGAACACAAAAATGATTGCTTTGAATGCTCGGCCACGCGGTGCACCGTCATCCATGATCGAGTCAATGCTGCGCCCGGTCAATAGTTCGATTTGCTCAATCTCGTTGAGCGTCATTGTGTCAAAGTCGATGGTCATAGTTTGTCTCCGAGTCCGTATTTGTTGATGAGGTTTTGCATGTCTTTGTTGTATTCCATGACGATTGTATCCAACTTCGTTCCAAGCGCACGATACAGAAACAGGTTGGGCTTGATGTTCTTTTGGATGAACCACTCTTTGTCATAGAACCAGCCCCAGTGAATCGGGTTGGCGTATGGCACTTTAGCGTTGCCCATCATCACCTGGGCGTAGCCTTTGGCTTTAGATACTCTAAGCGTGGTTTTTAGTCGGCCAGATCGTACCGGCACAAGTGGGAGCGCAGCACCTTTGAGGGTTTCTGCAGCTCGAACATTTGCATCGACGATTTCCTGCTTAGATGCGCCTAGGGCTTCGAGTTGCTTGATAGTTTCCCGAAGCCCCAGAACGCGGATGGAACCGCCGGATGAACCGACGTTTGCCATTAGTTCTAGCTGGTCTTTTTGGTTAGACCGAAGTAGACCGGTGGGGTTGCGCTTGGAGTGTGAACCGAGTTGATCACAGTTAGTTCGGTGGTGAACTGCATGATCTCACCCGAAACCAACGAGAGCGGTGGCAAGGTGTCGAACAACACAGTGCCTTCCCAGATTGGCGAGCTTGAGGTTGCAGTGGTGTTTCCCTGCGGTGCAAGCTTGAATGCAACCTGAGTGCCGTAGTTAGCGAAAAGCAACTGGTACAGCGAAGCGCTGTCGCCCGAAGCGATACCGTTGATTGTTAGTTTCCACTCCTGCAGAGGCTGCACTTCTGAAAAGGTCTGCTGTGCGCCAGGAGCGTCAGTTAGAACCAGTTCAATCGAGTCAGCGTCGAAAGAGTAGTCGGTCGAGAGAATGGTGAACTTGATGTTCGAGGCTTTGATTCTGGTTGAGATTGGCATCTACCCGAACCTTTCTTTAGATTGAGATTTGTAGGTCAACGTTGATTGTCGTTGCCAGGTGGTCGTTTCCGTTCATGACAAGCAAGTACGGTTGTGCAACACTGCCCACGCCTGCGTCGGCCGGTATTGCGGTTAGTGTTTGTTCGATTAAATCGTCGAGGTCATCGGTTGTGGTTTCGTTTGTAGCAAAACCAGCCACGATTACTAGCTCGAGGTTGACGTCATAAACAGAACCAACAGAGCCAGGAGCGATGTATGGCGAACCTGAACGAATGACAACCACTGGTGGAGTCACACGCTCAGGGATGTAGTCATAGACGTCCAGCCCAGCCTCTTGTAGAGTCAGGGCAAGTTCTGCCTTAGCTGCACCAACTTCGCTCATACAGACCAGCCCAAGTAGGGCAGGAGCTGCGCGTAAACCGACCGTTTAGTGTCAAGAGATACACGCATCCCCTGCCCGGTACCCTCAGCGAACTGAGCGATGCCACTTGGAGCAGAGCGACGGTTCCAGTGTTCAGAGGCTACTTGCAGCGTACAGACGTCTTTGATGGCGGTGGGCACAGTTGTGACCTCACCGATCATCAAGTTGACTTCAGCCAAGCCTGCGTCTAGGCAGCGTTGAGGGAAGTCGCCGGCGTCTTTAGTGCCTACGTAATCTTTGAACTGCTGGAGCGTCACTGCCATGATGTTGCCTAAGCGGTTACGTCGAGCTTGACGATTGCGCCGAAGCGAGGGATTGCAACAGCCATGTAACCGTAGATGCTCACCGAGTCCGTGAGGGTCGTGATGTCCGAGTCGGTCAGACGAACGCTGCCAGACTCCATCGACAATAGAGCAGCCGAGTTAGCCATGTAGACAACGCCCGAAGCCAACTGTGGGTCAACGATCACTGGTAGACCGAAAACCGAGCCAGATAGACCAGGGATGTTAGCCGAACCGATGGTGTTGCTTCCGTCGCCGTTTAGCGATAGAACCGGGCGACCGTCTCCAGCTGCAACCTTGACGATGTTCACGTAAGCGTCTGGTGCCGCGAGAATGAACTCTGGGCGTAGACCGCTGTTGGTGAAAATGTAAGATGCACCGTTGGCGATACCTTCAGCAAGCGACGAGGCGGTCTGGCCGTCTGCATCGAAAGTCTTGCCAGACCAGTTCTGAGCCGAAAGCACAGCGACCATGCGAGCGTTGGTTGCGGTTGCGTACTGAATGGCTAGGCCTTCAAATACAGCGTCAAGAGTGTTGATCTGTGAACGCTCAACGTACTGCTTGGTGAACGAGGTGTAACCACCGTAAGTCTGCACGTCAGCCGATACAACCTGGAAGGTTAGGTTACCGAATGATAGTGCTTCGCCTTCAGGGTCTTGCTGACCAACTGCGAGGGTGTTGCTGTTGATTTTCGCGTACTCAACGGTTACGCCGGTCGCTGGCAACGCTGCACGCGAGAATGCGTTTAGGGTTGGGCGGTTGTTGGCGATAAGAGTGTTGATGTAACCGAAGTAAGGTGGAACGATTCCAGCGTCTGCCGAAGTCGAAGCTGCGCGAGCGGCCTCAACTGCGTCGGTGTCGCCGGTGGCTAGTCCCTTTGCAAAAGCACCGATTGAACGGAACTTTGAACCTGCTGGGGCAACTGGAGCCTGTGGGGTGATGCCAGCCTCGACCAGGCGACGAACTTCAACGAGTTCATCCTGAATCGCGCGAACATCGAGTTCAGTGTTTTCAGACAATGAGCTCTCACTTTCTTGGATGTCGTCGGTCGGTTCAGTTTCAGCCTCGGCTGGTTCCTGTTCCTCGCGAACTTGGGTGATTTCCGCGCCAGAGTAGGCAGGGAAAGATACAACGCTGACCTCTTTGAGATCAACGAGGGTTCTCGTGACAACGTTGCCTTCACGAGTCTGCTCGACCGGCACGAAACCGACCGAGAATCTGTTGAGAACGCCGTCGCGCATAAGCGCAAGCGTTTCATCGGCGCGCTGAACGCCCTTGGTGAGTTTGGCTACAATCTCGAAGCCAGCCTCGGTGTCGCGACCCTCGAGCACGCGCCCGATAGGCAAGTCATCGTGCTGGTGGCCGTAGTAGATTTTGACGTCCTCGACTGAGCGAATAGCGCCAGGAGCGAACCGTTCCTCATAGGCTCCGCCAATGTTGGCAGGCTCACCGTACGGAACTGCGATTCCTCGAATCGTTCCATCCTCGTCATCGAGACGCATCTCGATTTCGCGTGTTTCAATCTCCATTTAGAGACCTTCCTTTGCTCGGACTTCATCAGGGGTGAGCCATGGCTGGCCAGCGAGTGCAACATCGTACATCTCCCAGCGAGTTTTCATGTCTGCCTTGAACAAGCCCTCGTAGTTGAAGCGAACCGTCGTGCCGCGTGGCAGACAGTTGCTTAGTGCGTCCTCGATGGCGTTGGTGTAACCCATGAGGGTGTGGCGATAGAACGTTTGCTGCTCATCGCTCAGGTTCGAATAGGTGTCGCTCGAGCCGTCGATACCGGTCAACAGAAGTCGGGCTGGCACACCAAACAAGCGAGCGATTGTCTGGGTAGACTGTGCTGCGACGTTAGTGAACATCAAGTCCTGCGGTGTTGCGTTTATGGCTTGGTAATCGAAGCCCTCGCTGAGCACTGCTAGTTGTC